CCCGTCCCGCCGCCGCCGCCGGCGCCGCTCGCGGCGCTCGCGACCGGGGGATCCGCCGCGACCGCGTCGCCCGACGACTTGCCCTTTGGCCGCGACTACGTGCGCGCCCAGAACAAAGCCGACGAGGCGCGCGGCCGGCGCTACTAGCTGAAAGAGTCCGATGGCCAATACCTTGGCAACCCCGACGTGGGTCACCAAAGAAGTCGCGCGCGGCTTCGTGAATGACCTGACGTTCCTCGCGAACGTCAACCGCACCTACGACGACCAGTACGAGATTGCCGGCGCGAAAGTCGGCAACACCGTCAACGCCCGGATGCCCGCGCGCTTCGTCGCGACCGACGGCCAGGCGATGCAGGTCCAGGCGATCACCGACAGCGTCGTGCCGATCACGCTGACGAACCAGAAAAACGTCGCGATCTCCTACTCGAGCGCGCAAGCGACGACCGAGCTCGACGACATCCGCACGCGCTACATCAATCCCGCGGCGAATGCGCTGGCGAACGCGGCCGAGGTCCTGGCCTTCCAGGCCGTCTACCGCGACATCTACAGCGCCGTCGGCGTGCCCGGCACGACCCCCAGCGCCACGCTGACGTACCTGACGGCCGGCGTGAAGCTGACCGACCTCGGCGTCACGACCGACGGGCGCGTGGCGATGCTCGATCCGCTCGCGATGGCGACGATCGCCAACACCTCGAGCGCGCTCTTCAACCCCGCCGCGGTGATCAGCGAGAACTACCGCAAGGGGATGTTCGGGCGCAACCAGCTCGGCGTCCAGGAGTGGTACCAGGATCCGAACCGCCCGGTGCACACGACCGGCACGTTCACGGCCTCGACGCCGCTCGTCAACGGCGCGAACCAGACCGGCAGCGTGCTCAACACGAACGGCTGGGCCTCCGGCGCCGCGACCTTGAACAAAGGCGACCTCTTCACGATCGCCGGCGTCAACTCCGTCAACCCGGAGAGCTACACGTCGACCGGCCGGCTCCAGCAATTCGTCGTGACCGCGACCACCACCTCGGTGGGCGTGAACATGGCGACCCTGCCGATCAGCCCGCCGATCATCACGAGCGGCCCGCTGCAGACCGTCGACGCCTCGCCGGCGGCCTCCGCCGTGATCACCGTCCTCGGCGCCACGTCGGCGTCGGGCGGCACGCTCGCGACGACGACCAGCCCGCAGAGCTTTCTCTATCACCCCGACGCGTTCGCGTTCGTGATGGCCGACCTCCAGAAGCCCAGCGCGGGCTGTAAGGCGACCACGGTCCGCAGCAAGGAACTGGGCATCTCGATCCGGATGGTCGAGCAGTACCAGATCCAGACGGACCAGAACCCCACGCGCTTGGACATCTTGATCGGGGCGGCGACGCTCCAGGCCCGGCTCGCGTGCCGGATCTTCGGGTAAAGGAGCAGATCCCCTCATGGCTATCACCACCACCACGTCGACAACCGCGATCGCGGTCAATGACACCGCCCTCACGGTCGCCTCGGCGACCGGCTTCGCCGCGGGCAACCTCGTCAAGGTCAACGCCGAGATCATGAAGGTCGTCTCGACCTACATCAGCGGCACGACCATTCCGGTGATCCGCGGCGTCGAAGCGACGATCGCGCTCGCGCACGCGATCACCTCGAACGTCGTCACCGGCCTCGCCAGCGACTTCGGCGCGGCCGCGCCGGCGGTCGAGGACATCTATCCGTTCGTCCGCAGCCGGCAGGTCCGGTCGGTCAACGCGGCCGGCACGGCGGTGTTCGGCACGCCCGGCAACGACGTCGTCACCATCATCAACGGCACCGTCGCGCGGGCGATCACCGTCCCCGTCCCGACGACCGACATGGACGGCGACGTCTACACGTTCATCGGCAACGGCAAGGCGGCGCACGTGCTGACCTTCACCGGTGGGCTCGGCGCGGCCGGCGCCGGCTACACGGCGGCGACCTTCATCGTCGGCAGTCAACAGGCGCTGCAAGTCATGGCGTGTAACGCCGTCTGGGTGCCGCTGCCCGGGGCGATGTCCGGCACGCTCACGGCCCTGCTCGTCGCGCTCGCGTAATCCCCGACGCGCGGGCGGGGCCGTCCTGGCCCGCGCGTCGTTTTCTCGACTCAGGAGATCCGCCCATGCCGGTCGTCCGCAACGAAGACAGCGAGCACGAAAAAGAACTGAAGCGGTGGAACACGCCGACGCGCGACGGCGGGCACCAGCCCGATCAACACGAGCCCTATCCCGCGATGGTCTACCAGGCGCGCGACCTGCACGGCAAGCCCGCGTGTGAGGACCCGCGCGACGAGCAGTTTGCGACGCGCTGCCAGCACATCGTCCGCGACGCGCAGGAACACGCGCGGTACCGGGCCGACGGCTGGTCGGACAGCCCGACGTTGGCCCTCGCGCACGCCGAATCGCTCGCGCAAGACATCGCCACGGCCGCGGCCGAAGCGAATTACCACGCCGCGAAGATGAGCCCGAAGGCGCAAGCCGAGCGCGCGCGGCTCGAGGCGTCGACCGACAAACACGTCACCAAGTAAGAGGCGCCCGCGATGCCGCAGCAACAGAGCCACCCGTACAACCGGGCGGTCGTCATCACCAAGTCCGACACCGTCAACATCGACGGGTCGACCTACTCGGCGAGTGCCGCGACGAAAGCGATCCCCTGCGAGGCGATCTGGGTCGGCACCGCCGGCACCATGACCGTCGTCTTCGAGGATGGCTCCACGGCCGCCTTCACCGCGGCGGTCGGCCTCGTGCCGGTCAAAGCGATCCGGGTCAATAGCACCGGCACCGCCGCCGCCCTCATGCTCGCGCTCTACACCGTGTAAGGAGACTCCCATGATCATCAGCGGCGACAAGAAATCCGACGCGAAGGCCGTCGACCCGAAACCCGCGGCGACGTCCGTCGCGCACGCCCCGGCCCCGTATGAGGGCGCCGATCGCCGCGTCAGCGGCATCAGCGAGCGCCGCCTGGCGCCGGCCGGCAGCTGGCCGATTCAGCCGTTCCCCGCGTGGCGCTATCACGCGACCCTCGGCGCGAAAACCGTCGCGAGCCAGGTCGAGGCCGACGCGCTCGGCGGCGGCTGGCAGGCCACGCCGATCGTGCGGACGCCCGCGAAGTAAGCGATGGCCACCGCCCTCAGCCTGATCCGATCGGCGCTCATCCTGGCGGGCCAACTCGACCCGCAAGAGACGGCGTCCGCCAGCGAGGGCGCGCAAGCCCTGGCCGTGCTCCAGGACCTGATCGAGGCGTGGGCGACCGAGCGGCTCACCATCACGACGGTCCCGCGGGCGACCTTCAGCCTGGCGGCGAATACGGCGACCTTCACGATCGGCAGTGGGGCGGTGATCAGTACGCCGCGGCCGGTCCGGATCGACGGCGCGGCGTATGTGAGTGGGACCGGCGTGGCGGCCGTCGATCTCCCGCTCCACGTCTTCACGGACGCGGAGTGGCAGGCGATCCCGGCGAAAGCGCAGACGGGGAGTGTGCCCCTCGGGATCTGGTACGACTACGGGTTTACCGCGGCCGGCTTCGGGACGATCCAGGTCTGGCCGGTCCCGACCGCGATCACGACGCTGGTCCTCTATCTCCCCACGGCGATCGTGGCGCCGCTCGCGCTGGCGTCGACGCTCCTCTATCCGCCGGGCTACGCCAAAGCGCTGCGCTACATGCTGGCGGTTGAGTGTGCGCCCGTCTTCGGGATTGCCGTGCCGCCGACCGTGGCGGCGATCGCCGCGCGCAGCTTTGCGACCCTGAAACGCACGAACACGCGGCCCGCGGAACTGGCGATCGATCGGGCGCTCGCGCCGCGGCCGATGTTCAACATCTGGACGGGCGTCTGATGCCGCGCTATCCCTTCGTCGGCGAGGCGTATCCGAGCGAGAGCTATCAGGAGCGATCGATCACGGAGAACTGCTACGTCGAGAAAAACGAGAGCGCCGGCGCGCCGACACCCGTCGTGCTCCTCCCGACGCCCGGCCTGATCCTGCGCGCGAGTGTCAGCCAGGCGCCGATCCGCGGGAGCTTCGCCGACGCGGGCCAGGCGTACTTCGTCGCCGGCTACGCGTTCTATGAACTCTTTGTCACCGCCGGCGTCTGGTCGACCACGTTTCGCGGCACGGTGGCGAGTGACGGCTTTCCCGCGACGATCTGCGCCAACGGCGTCGGCGATCAGCTGGGAATCACCTCCGGCGGCGTCTGGTACACCTACGACCGCACGACCTTCGTCCTCACCGTCAGCGGCAACCCGGCGACGAC